TTTCTTATAATTGACTCATAGTCTTGAACGGTAACAGCTCTCTTTTGAGCCGCAAAATTATATGTAACATAATTCCTAACTTCTTCTATATTAGGTGCTCCCGCTCCACCGACAGCCGCTGTTACGTTTGTACATCTCAATGAGTTGACAACTGATTGGTTTGTTTGTTCGGAGGGTCCGTTAACAAAGAACGAGACAGTACCCACTTGATTAATTACGTTTGTACCTAAGTTTGTCCCCAATCCACCTCCAACTCTATATTGTATAAACAATGTTGAATTAGGTGATAACGTAGAACCTAACGAAAAGTTATTTGAGTATTTTTGTAAATCCAACGTTGTTCCTAAAGTGGTGAATTGATTTAAGGCGTCTTGAGCAGTGTTTGTTCCACCACCGAAAGTTAGTTTTTTGAAACCCTCTGAAGTATATTCAGAAATAAAACGATTTTGAGTTTGTATATATCTACCCACCTTGATTCCTGGTTGGTCAGAAACTTTTGTTGGGTCTTCAACCCAAACTCTATCTTCTGCTAAGGCGTCTACTTCGTACCATTTATTTTCAAGACCTAAAAACTCCGACACAGTCGGTACATTCGTATATTGTGTGCCATTCTTTAAGAGGACACTTGTGATACCCAATACGTTTTTTTCAGGTAGGTATAACTCGAAGAACGGCTTTACATCGTTTGGAGAGATAACTCTTTTAAATACTTTTGTAATACCGTTAACAACTATCTCCCTTTTTGTTATTGTGTAATTTAATAAAACTCCATTACCATTAAAGTTCGGAATTTTTAACCTATTGAGAACCCCTTGAGAATTGTAAGGTGATGAAAAATCAATGTCCTCGACATTTTCAAAAACTATTCCGGCGCCGACTACCTGAGACCCCCTCTGAAGAATTCCCAAATATCTTTCATCTTCTTTATCTCCGAAAACAGGAACTGTGATAGAAAAATCAACAATAGCAACTGAAGGTCTTTGTCCAGGTATTTTTAAACCGTAAGTTCTGGCTATATTATAAACAGAATTTTTCTGTTGGGCATACTGTAAAACTGTTTCTTGAACACTCCTGTCTATATTATAGTTGAGATTGTCGGCAACTGCCGCGTTCAAATCCAAGAACACTGAAAAAACCGAAGCGTCGTTAAAATCCTGAATAAGTTCCGGATAATATGTTCTAACATAATTTTGAAGTTCAGTTCTAATTGCCTGAAAATCTCTGGTTGCGTACGATATTTTTCTGTTTGCCATCTATGTTAAATATTAACAATAACAAAATCACTTTCAGCAAACGTTTGTCCGTTTGTAGAATAGTCAATTCTTATTTTTGCCGTATACTCAGAGGTCCCTTTACCAGGCACTCTGAGGATATCATATACTCTGGTATCACCAGGTTGTGACCTATAAGTTAGGGTATCAACTTCATCAGCAGAATCGGCAGGTTCTATGGTTATTTTATTAACCAAAAGGTTCGGCATAAATCTTTGTATAGAATCTCGAATATCGGCCTCAATGGCTGAAAAGGTTAAACCATCAAACGGTTCAAACAAAAACTCATAAAGTCTTGTACCAAACTCTGGTAAGTAATATCTGGCACCTTTCCTTGTTAATAGTAAGTGTGTAAGGTCTGCTCTTATTTGTTGTGCCCTATAGTCTGTGACTTGAAGATAATCTCCTTGGAGTGAGTCGGCAAAAGGGAAATTTATCCCATATGTAATTCCATTAGCCATATGAGATAAATATATTAGTTAGTTTTTTTTGTTAAAGTATTACCGGGAATATGTCTAGGGTCATAAGGACAATGTTTACATTTAAAACCACAACAATATCCACGATTTAAATGATAAGCCTCAGTCAAAACGACTAAACCATTTTCATTGTGATAGTAAAAAGAAGGGTCAAGCTTTATTTGCTTGACCCCTTTTGGATTTTCTTTTTCCATTAATTAAGCCATTACTATTTCACAAGCACCACCAGCACATGCCACTTCACCACTTAAGTTTGTATCATCGTTTTCTTCAACGATTTTTGACAAATCAATCTCATGTAAAGTTTTCATTAGCTCTTCGTATTTTTCTTTAGTACAATCTTCGAATGGTGCTTGGATATATGTACCACCATCATATGGTAACACTGACAATCCATTATAGTGTTCTCTATTTTCCCACATCCATTCACCAACAGCAGGCCACTCATGTTCTCTAATTGAGACCGTAGCACTTACATTGTGTGAGTTCGAACCACTTCTGTGAGCGGGTTTAATCCATTCCGTATGAACTTTCTTAACTCTTTCTAAGAGTTGGATTGGAGATTCATTTCTAAGAATTGAACCTTCGGGTGCTCTTTGTGGGATTCCAATTACCGCAGTATCGTGTGGTCTGAAATATTCGTCCTCAATTAATTCAGGATGATTTTTTTGTAAATGAGAATAGATTGCCTCATTTTTACCAACACGTACTCTTCTAATATAATATTCGTTATGCCAAGCGTGAATTCCTGATGAGGTTCCAAGTGTCAACGAAGTTGTTCCTGCTGGTTTAACGGTTGTTGTTCTTGCCGCCTGATTAATACCAAGGATTTCCGCAACTCTCTTATTTTCTTCTTTAACAACCTTAGCAGCTGCTTTCATATCTAATTTAAGAACAGCCCCTGAACCGATACCTGTCATTGAAATTCCAATCAAAGCATCTTTTTCAGTTGTTCTTTGCCAAATAGGTCTAAGATAATGAAAATCAGTGTATCCAGCCTGTAGTGTCCCAATAAAGGTCGCCGCTTTAACTCTTCCTTCGTAATCTTCTTGAGATACTACGTTTGACACGTTAACCTCAGTTAAATTACAGAATTGGAAAGGTCTAAGAGCAATTTCACAACATGGATTGGTTCCCCAATCTTTATCATTTGTCAAATAGATACCAGGTTCACCGGCCCCACTATTCTCAATTCTTTTCCAAAGTTCCATAAAATAATCTTTGGTAATCTTGTGTCTCACCAATACTGCTGAGTTGTTAGCTCTTCCTCTCTGAGGATTCGTTTCCCACCAAGAGCCACTCTTACAACCAATCATTTCATCGTCAGTTGCTGAGAATAAAGAGATTAGTGCCGCTCTTCTGATACCACCAGCCAATACCGCATCAGCAATATGACAAACCATATCATGAACTTCAATTGCTTTGAGTTTTTCTCCACCTTCCTTAGAATCAAGGATACCCTCTAATTTAATTAAACACTCCTTGAGAGGTTGAGGACCAGGAGCTTTTCCGCCTGATGTAACCAATCTAGCACCTTTCGGTCTGATGTCACTAAAATCGAATTGAATATGTGAACCTCCGAAGAAATAAGATTTCACTAATACTTTTACCGCGTCAGCCCAACCTTCGATGGAGTCTGCCACCAACCATCTTCTACTTCTCTCTTTTGATGGTTTTCTAATCTCAGGTAATAATTCAACGTGATGTTTTTGAACTGAGTATCCAACACCTGTTCCCCCAAGTAACAAGAACATGATTTCTGAGAATACTCTCCAGTCATCAACAGGAGCGTAAGCACAGTTGTAAATTCTATTAGGTGAAATATCAATAGGTTTACCAGCGAACTGCATTGACCTCATTGATGGGAGAACTTGTTTTTTGAATACATACATGTAGTTCTCTCTGATTTCTTTTTCAAGTTGTGGATACTTTTTGATATGCATATCCATGTTTCTTGTGACAAGTTCTTGCCACGTCTCTCTTCTCTTCAATTCCGGAATGTACTTAGCATACTTCATGTACACTGTGATGTCCGATAAAATCCTGTTCGAAATGTCCATTTTTTAAGTTTTTGTTAGTTTGTATTTTTTATCAAAAAATCGGTGATTTTTATGATAAATATAATGTTGTGTTATAAGCGACCTTGTTTTTTTATAAAAAAAATTAAGTTTTTTTTGAAAAAAGTAGATATTTAATTAGCTAGTTTTTTCTTCCCGTTGTCTTCTTTTTTCTAAAAGTTCTCTGACTCTATCTCTCTTCTTTTCTTCTTGTTGTTCTTCAAAACCTAAGAATGTTATTGAGGACTCTGTATCGATTTCTAATAGTTCATTATTGAACTTACAATTTTCGAATACAACACCGTCTTTACCCAATCTCGATTTAGTAATCGCGATTGTCGCCAGATTCATTTCTTTTTGTTGGAGTGTTTTGGCAACTGTTATAATAACGTGTCCGACTTGTGCTTTTTTGATTGAACCGCCCATTTGGTCTGTGGTTACAACTTCAGATGAGATTGAACTTCTGTTACCTTGTGTTGCCGTCCATCCAACCAAATTGAGTTCGTGACACATTGCTTCAAAAGCTCTCATTACTGAACCTTCGGCTTTCCACTCATCTTTAGCACTTTGTTCTGGAAGAACACAATCGATATAATCCAAAAGAATTAAATCAATCTTTGTACCATCAGCAATGATTTTACGAACTTGATTCTTGATTGAACCCATTGTGACAGTATCCGAAGCCAACTTTTTCAGGATTAACTTATTTTTCATAGTCTCCTGAATTTCGGTGATTTTTGATAAAACATCTTCTTTGTGAAGGGCTAACTCGTCAGGAGCTATACCTGTCCAAATTGTAAAATGTTTTCTTTGAACAATTTTAGGATTGTCTTCAAAAAATATTTGTAAGACATTGTATCCCATATTGAACGCTGTGTTGGCTATCTTAGTGAGAATTGTAGTTTTACCCACACCAGTTGGTGCCAATATAACTCCAATCTCCCCTTTCGCCAGTCCACCTTTGAGCAGTTTGTCAATACCTTGAATTCCCATAGGGATTGGATGTCTGTAGTCCTCTTCCAATACAGTGTCAAGTCCAGTGAAGATGTCAGAAACATTTTTTTCAACCTCCCCAACTTGTAGGGCTTCTCTAACTAAACCTTCAACTTTGTCATAGGATTCGAAGTCTCCCTCGGTAATAATCTTTTGGGCTTTGTCCATGGCTTTTTGTAACTCTTGTTGTTTACAAAATTTCAAAGCCTTTTCTTGGACAAATTGGGTACCTTCAAAGGGTGCGTCTTTGACTTGTTTTAGTGTGTCCAAAACAATTTTAGCAACTAACTCTTGTGTAATCTCAGACTTGATGAGTTGTTCTAATGTCTCAAAGTTTGGTGCCGACTCATATTTTTTATGGTACTCTTTGATTAACTGTAAAATTATCTTGAAATACTTGTTGTCAAAATATGATGGTTCTATTACATCAATAATGGAAGATGTAAAATCTTTATCTTCCATTAATTGATTGAGTAATTGTATTTGAAACGTGTTCCCTAAATAGTCAAAATTTTTATTCATAAACTATATCTATACCCCTTCATTAATTAAATATTCAGGCAGAGAGGTCGAATTCCAAATATTTGTAAGTCAAATCTTGATTTGAAAAAATGTCAGTAAGTTCTTTGAGAATATCTTTCAAAAATGGTCGCACGTCCACTGTATAACGAACCTTTGGTGGAAATTTTTTTCCGTCAAAAATTCTATGACAAAGTGTCTGTTCTCCGAGTTTGACATAGATATTGAAAACTTCGGGACCATCAGTTTGAGAAGTTTCCATGATTTTTGGGTCGTGGATGATTGACTCTTTGTTGTCCATCATGTAAACAACAGTTTTCATCTTTAGGTAGTACTGTAAAGATTCTTTTACCGACTTGATAAATTCGTAAAACTCAAGTGAGTTTTTTGCTTCGGGATTGTAACCCCTAACATTGTAATACCTTTGGACTACAATGTTGTCATTTAGAGTTAACAGGAACTCCATTTTAATACTGTCTTGTTCTTTCATGTTTGTTTTATTAAAATTAAAATTTAAAAATTTCTTCAATACCTAATTCTTGGTTTTTATAAAATATTACCATATGGGGATTTTCAGGAGAATTATCAGTAAAGTAATATAACGCCAAAGATAAACGTTCCAAATTGTCGGGACAATTAAGAGGAGTTGGGTGTCCGTGAAGAGCATTGTCGATGTCGAAAATAACCGCTCTATTGTATATAGGTTCAATTTCAACTTCTTTTTTCCAAGTTTCTTTATTCCATAGTTCGAGATTACCCCCATACTCGGTTACCCAATTTTTATTTAAATAAAGTAATAAATTCAATCTTCTATGTTTTTTTGTACCTGGTTGTAAGTTGTAATCTTCATGAATTGATAGTGAACCCCCTTTTTTTATTTTGTGAATTCCTCCACCAATCAAATAAGGGTCCCTGAAAAGATTATCTATACCCGTAAGACTTTGTAAGAATATTAGAAATTCCTTGGAATTTAGATATTCCATTAGAAGATTTGTTATAGGAAGTTTGTTCTTTATTTCTTGAGCGGTCGTGTCATGGTTTGGATAATAAAATTTATTAATCTCATGTTCATTCACCCACTCAGTAGTATTATGAAACCAATCTTGATGGTTTTTGATTTCTTCCAAAACATTATCTAATAAAAATTCAGATAAAAAATTATCAATTATAATGTGAGGATATGGCTTGGCAGATAAAAACTGTGTTCTTAAATTATTCGCCAAATTTAGGTTTATCATAATCTACGTTTTTCTTTTCTTATAAGTTTCATAAAGGGTCTTAAGAAATTAACCCAAGCTTCGTCATTTTTCGGAAGGTACTTAAAAAGTCCATCTTCCATCATAAGTCTCATCAAATTTTTATATCCTCTGTCGGTGGGGTCAATTGTGTCAATATGAATTTGTTCGACAAGTGATTTACCATCCTCCGTGATTAAGGGATTACTGAGGTCAACAATTTTTTGGTTAACTCTATAAAACTCTTCTCCAAGTATACCATTTTTGGTCCGTCCAGTCAAAATATTTTGAACTGTTTTGGGAACCTTTTTTTGCCTTATATCTCGTGCGTTATCGAGAATTTCTTGAATAGTGCTTGGTTTATCAAGCAAAAAAGGGAATAATTTGACTAAAGTTTTTTCACCCAAACCCTCGATACCATCGATGTTGTCAGATTTATCACCTGTGAAAACTTTTGTAATAGTTACGTTGTAGTGTGGTATATCCACTTTGTTAATAGTAACCTTATCTCCGAACTTCAAATACTTCTTTATTACAGGGGAATAAATTGTCACATTTTCTGAAATGAGTTGTGTCAAATCTTTGTCCGCAGAAAAAATTATAATTTGTTCATCGTTAGCGATTTGACAATAATGAGCAATCAAATCATCAGCCTCGTTGTTTAACATTTCGACTTGTCGAACATAAACTTCTTCCAAATACATTTTTACTCTTGCCTTTTGGTTCAGATAAGATTCGTATTTATACTCATTCATGTCTTGTCGACGATTACCCTTGTATTGAGGGTAAATTGATTTACGAATTGATGAGTTCGAATCTCCATCCCAAAACACAACCACTTTATCGTGATTATGCTCCTCCAAGAATCGTCTAAGTGTATTTATGAAGTGGTATACTCCCCCGATGTGAGAACCGTCGTTAAAGAGGTCCTTTACCCCGTGAAATCCAATTTTAAATAGGTTGTCCCCATCTACCAACAAAGTCTTTGTCACATATTCATTTTAAGGGTGAACAATCAATCTTCTTTTTCTTCTGTTAAAGTGAAATCCCCTTCAGCGCCAATGATATCTTTCCAGTAATCAGCATACTCTTTTTTATAGGATTCGATAGAAGCCTTTTCTTCAGCACTGTCCTTTCCCGCTAAGAACCCATGTGGGGTAACAATAATTCTTCCGTCGTCATATCCTAATCCGTTGATATGATTTTTCATAACGGACACTTTACTTCTAACGGCAAATTTAACTGAACGTTTGTCTTTGGTTGCTGTAATTTTTGTAGTTCCAGCACCTTTTTGATTTCCGAATAAAAACACAAGTGAGGAGTTCAACCATACTGATTCGCCACCTTTCGCTTTAATTTTCGG